GCTAAATGCACTTCTCATTAGTATTCTAAATCATATTCCACTGAAATAGCCATGTGACTGTTAAATTTCTTCCACGGCATAACTTCATCACTTTTCTTTATATAAATATTGTATGAATTATCAACTTCCTCAAATAGTATATGGGAGATTTTATGTCCCCCGTATACTTCTTGATTTACTGAATAGTGCATTGCTTCATTCTTATAGTCAGCTCCAATACTTATTTTTCTAATGACATTAGCCATTACTTTCTTCCTTTTCGATTTCAGTATAACTACCGTCTTCTAGGTTAATATTAATAGCACCATATTCAGATTCCAATTCTGATTTAAAATCCTCAACTTCTTTATTGACTTCAGCAACTTGATGTAATAACGAATGCTTTTGTGTTTCTAGAACACCTATGTTCGTTAACAATACATTTAAGTCTTTTTGTTGAGCAACGATTTTTTCTAATTGATCTTTCTTAATAGTTTTTGTTTCCACTTTTTTCATTTTACTTGATTTAATTGTTAATAATTAGTAGCAACGTACTGGAGTCGAACCAGTTTAAGCGGGCTTATGAGACCCGTGAGATACCTTACCTCCCACCTGCTATCAGTTTATTTTTTAAATAATCTATTATATAAACTTTGTTTCTTTATTGGCACTTCTAAAACAACGCTCCCAGGAAACTTATAATTATTCCCTGGTTGCATTACTTTTTTATTACCTTTATTATCTATGCCTAATACCGGAAAATCTACACCTTCCATTGTTATATCTCCGCTTGGTATAATGTTGTATGCTCTGTTCTTGTCAGGACTATTTCTTTTATAACCTTTTGTAGATATGTTTTTCATTTAGCAAGACTTCTTTTTTAATTTACTCATTTGCATAGCTGGAGATTTTCTGTTAGATTTTGTGTCCATTTTGCCTTTTTGCGGTCCTGTTGGCCCTTCTCTCTTAATTCTACCTCTATCTCCGGCTAAACTGGTACCCTCTGCTTTTCTTTGGCTTGGAGTCATATCTTTCAATCTTTTTTGTTCTCTTTCTTTGGCCTTAGGATCAATGTACTGTTTCATTGGCGTTTTTGACGCTTTTGGTTTTGCAGTTGTAGAAGTCATTGCTGGTTTTTTAAATGCACCTTTTGACATTTGTTTAGCAGGCGTTTCAGAAACTTTAGCTCTAGTTGCATTTATTAAAGCTTGTTTTTGTTTCTCACTTAATTTTTCAGTAGGCGTTCCTCCTCCAAAAGCATTAAGTACTTCTGTTTTATTAGATCTTTGCGTATCTGTAATTAATTTTGCTCTGTCATATTCAGCTTTTAATTTTTTTCTAGCATTAGGGTGTGTACCTTTAGATTCCGCTATTACTTTTCCAGCTCCATCTATAATTCTATCGTTTTGACCCTCACCTCCAGGTAAATATTTTTTTTCATAAGCGTTTGGCTTAAGTTCGTTTGTAGCAAAGTTTCTTGTCATTCCTGCTTCTTTGTCTCTTTTTGCATATCCTGCTGGATCCGCTTTCACTTTAGCTCTACTCTCTTTCTCTTTCATCATACCATAGCCGGTTTTTTCAACATCACCTGTCTGGTACATTGGAGATTTGCTCATTAATGTAGGAGAAATACCTCTCCCTGTTTTTGGCATATTACCTCTGCCTGGAGTCATTTTAAATGGAGTTTTCATTTTGTTTATTTTTTTTAGTTGTTTTTTATTCTTTTATATATAACCTGACCAGGATGTTCACTAACTATGTTGGCCACCATAGTATCATTATCTACAATTATAAATTTAGTTATTGATTCAAAGTCATTTGGTTCAAAATATGCTTTTACATATAAAGCCCCTTTTGTAATTTGATAACTTATAACATCAAGTGGTCTTCCACTAGTTGATGAAACTTCTTGAATAATAAATTCTTTTTTATCTGTAAAAGAAAACAAAATCTCCGTTGCTTCTCCATTTGATGTCCATTCTCCTTTTAAAAATTCTTTACTCATTTTTTGAGCGTTAGAGAATAACGATAATGTCAATGCTGTAATAATAAATAAATTTCTCATAATGTATATATTTAATTAGATTAGTATTAATATATATATTACGTATAATATTTACTTTTTATTGTTTTGCATAAGCTTCTTGTTCCCATGGCAATTTCTTACTACCCTCTTTCATTGTAGCTCGAGGGTATTTTTTACCTTTCCAGAATACATACGAATCGTTGTAATCTAAATCACCCCTATTCATTTGATCTAAATGAACTTTCTCATGAGAGATTGTTTTATTCTTTTTTAATACAGCAGGCGAAACATTTTTATTTATAAGTATACTACCTTTATTTGTAGCCATGCCTAAAACATCATCACCCATATCTTGTTGATAGATAGGAGTGTTATCAATTTCGTATGGACTTCTTAGTTTGAACGCCATAAGTTTATATATTAATTGTTCTCTTCTTTTTTACCACCTATATGCATCCACTTATGTAATGTATACCCTATTGATACCAATAACAAAGTTATTTTTAGGAATGGTTCTATTGCTGTCATACTTAACATTAATGACACTGAGTTTAGAGTATAAAGCTTCAAATCCGTAAATGTCATTTTTTATCTTCTTTTAGCACGTTGCGTAATAGGCTCAAGTGGTGCGCCTCCGCATCCACAATCTAATTTTAATTTCATACCATTTTTACCTCCGCTAAATCCTTGTCCTTTTGGATAAGCAGACATATCTAATGGTCCGTCCCATAAATGGTTTAATCCAGATACACCAGGTTTCTCCATTTTAACTAAGTGCGGGTCGATTGTTTTATTATTCATCATATCTTTGTTGTTTAGTAATTACATTTGAGGTTCTTGAGCTGGATCCATACTTGACATTGTTCTATCAAATGAATTTTCCATACCTGTTCCGAATACACCATTAATTGTTGATGCACTTTGTGGACTAAATGGTACAGGTGCGCCACTATTCTTAATATTAGGATTCATTGGTCTTGGCGTAGACGCTAAAGCAGGATTAGCCATTTTAGGTTGTGATGTTAAATCTGTATTTGCATCCATCTTTGGATTTAAAGTTTGTGATGCATTTGTATAATTGTCAACTGTCATTTTAGGTTGCACATCTTGTAAATAATTTTTCATCGTGTTTTATCTTTATTAACGTTCTTTATTGCTGATTGTAAAACTGTGTCTGTATATGTTTTACCTCTCATTATAGTATTTCTTCTTTCGCTTGTTGGTATATCTTCGTCTCCAATCATAATACGGTACATTCTACTTATTAGTTGTTTGCACTTGAAAGAGACTTTATATATATTGTATTTTTGAGTTGTATGGTTACGTTTTCTCCAAACCACTATCCACCCTTCTTTTAACAACCTGTCCCAGCGCATCTTATCCCAACTATATGTATAAGTACCTACCTCATAATCATGTCTAGTAAAGAAATCTAAACAATCAAAATATATTAATAATTCTAAATCTGCATCAGCAAGACCGTTATTTCTACAAGCCCATCTCCTAATTATTCTGTAATGTTTTAATAAACCAGATTCACGTAGGTCACTAGCTTCTAACCGTTTCATAATACAACAACTATATCTTGTAGTTTTATAACTGTATATTTATTACCTTCAAATTCAATAGTATGGCCAGCGTGTTTATCATAATATATTTCGTCACCTTCTTTAATGACTTTTATTTCATCGCTGATCGATACAATTATTGCTTCTTTATATCTAATATCTTCACTATCTTTTTCTTTTAAAATAAGACCGTCTTTTGTTTTCTTTGTAGCTTCTACCTTCTTAGGCAAAATAACTATATTATTACCTATTGCCTTCATTAATTCTAAGATTATTGATTACACAATCGGTTGATAAAATAGTTGTAGCAACTGAAGAAGCATTCTTTAATGCAGACTTTGTTACAAGTAATGGATCAATAATACCGGCTTTAATCATATTAACTGTTTCACCAGTTATAACATTTAAACCTAAGCCTTCTTCTTGTGGTATTGGTATTTCAATTCCTGCATTTAATAATATTGTATGATAAGGAGCTTTGATTGCATCTAGTAATACCCATTCCCCTTCTGTTAATCCACCAATATACATTGCAGCATTTAATAAAGCAATTCCTCCGCCTGGTACAATACCTTCTTTAATAGCCGCTTTTGTTGCACAGATTGCATCTTCAACTCTATCTGCTTTTTCTTTTAATTCTATATCGGATCCAGCGCCAACTTTTACGACAGCCACTTTACCTGATAATCTTGCTAATCTTCTTTCCAATCTAATTACCTCGGCCGGGTTCTTAGCTGTTTCTAATTGTTTTTTTACTGTATCAATAAGATCCAATACTTCTTGTGAATATTCTCCAACTTGAATAATTGTTTCTGCATCGGTTGTTACAGCTTTAATGCATGATCCTAAATGTTCTGGAGTTATAAGATCCATATCATCTCCAAGATCTTCGTTAATAATTGTAGCACCAGTTAATAATGCTAAATCATCTAATGTATCTTTTTTATTAACACCGTATGTTGGTGCATTAATAACGTTTGCTTTTAAATTACCTTTAACTTTATTCATTGCAATTACCGAAAGAACTTGTGGTTCCATATCTGCAATAATAAGTAATGGTTTTTTTATTTTCATACAGTGTTCTAAAACACCTTGTATTTGTCTAATATTTTCAACTGGTGATTCAATGATAAGAACTAAAGCATTATCTAACTCTGCCGCTTTCTTTGAAGCATTAGTTACAAAGTGCGAATTAACTAATCCTTTATCATATTGAATACCATCAATAACCTCTATTTCTGTAGTATTAAGATCTGACATTTCCATCATTACAATACCATTGTCACCAGCAGCTCTAAAAGCATCCGCAATAACTTTACCTAATTCAGGATCGTTATTAACAGATATAGTAGCTACGTTATCAATCATATCTCCTGATACTGGTATTGCAATACTTTCTAAATATTTAATTACTTTTTCTGTGGCATTCTCAATACCTTCTTTTAATTCTCTGCTACTAGTACCTTTTGGAACTTTATAAGCATGATGTAAAATAGAATGGGTCAATACTGTTGCAGTTGTTGTACCATCTCCAGCTTCTTTAACTGTTTTTCGTGCAGCTTCCTTAAGTAACGTTGCACCCATATTTTCAACTGGATCTAATAGTATAATACTATCTGCTACTGTTACACCGTCTTTTGTAATTACTGGCCTACCGGCTCCATCCTCTAATATTACACATTTACCACTAGCACCAAGTGTTGAACTTACAGCTCTAGTCAATTTAGTAATACCTTCGAATATCTTATTCTTTGCATCTTCGCCAAAGTTAAGATTCTTTACGATTGCTTCTGTCATGATTTAATTTTATTTAATTTAAGTTGATAGTTGTATTATTACGTATATTTTACCATTTTAGGTTAAAACAGTTTACTTTTAAATTTTTGATACAACCAAATAATTAATAATAGTAATATAATCCAGAACGATAACCAAAACCAAAATGTTTTAGCTTCTTTTTTATCTACAACTTTTGTTTTTTCAATCTTACGTTCCTTAGTTATTGTTTTAGCTTGTTTTAAGCTTGTTTTAGACACTTTATTATCGTTTGAGTATAAAGTGTTATCTTTCTTCTTTTTGATTAAAATACGAGCATTAAAATACTTTTTACCCTCTACTACAAATTCTTTAGTTGAATCTATAGGTACTACTGATATTTCGTAATTCTCAACATCGTATTTAATTTCTGTTTTATTGGTAGTTTGAATAGAATCTTTTTGTGTAACAACTTCTACAACTGTTTTGTCTTCTACTTTATCTACTTTATTTACTTTTCTGGCACCACACGCTATAAGTACTGTCGACGCTAATATTAATATTAAGTTTTTCATATTATTCTTTTATTTCAAAGTGCATCCAATCATAATTTTTCTCTCTTCCTAAAGATATAAACCCATGCTTGTAAAATATATCAATCATAGCTTTATATTCCGGTCTTGCAAATCTTGCGGTTTTACTTGTTTCTTTTAATTGGTTTCTACCGGGATCTAAATCGATGGCTATTGCCCATGAGTGCATAGACCAATCATTACCACCTCTCATTTTTCTAAAGTTAAAACAACCACCAAATAAATCAATACCTAATTCTTTTATTTTAGCATAACCATATACTCTTAACAATTCGTTAAATACCGCTAAGAATCTACCAGATACTAATTTATGGCATCTCATCTTATGTACAACAGATTCGGTGTCCCAAGCTAATCGCATCGGATAAGGCAATAGTATTGTAACAAGATAACCATCACCAGTTACATTTGGCTTGCCGTATTTAGATATTGTTTCCTTGGTTGTCATTCTTTGCTTTCATTAAACGTTCCACTATATTTGTAACACCTTCTATTGTTATATATGAAGTTGCTATTATAACCCAATCTGTAGAAGTAATTGCCGCAGTAAATAAACCTACTGAAGCAATTACAAATACTGTTAATTTTCTACTAACCCATTTATTTAAAAATAGGTCTACCTTTTCTTTCATTATTTCATTTCTAATTTTGCACTTGGATCAGTTATTCCTAAACCAACACGACCTTCAATAGTATTACTAAAAGGCGGTGGTAAACTTACCGTTAATGGTTTAATTTGCAGATCAATTTGTTTATCTAAGTTTGCTTGCATTTCAGGAACGTCTAAAGCAGCTTCCATCCACCCAATTGTCATTTCCTCTGTGATTTGATCATAAGGAACAAATGTTGCCGGATCTGGAAAAGCAACCCCTGTTGCACCATACACTTCAGCAAAGTATTCCTTGCCTTCATTTTCTCTCGTAGCTTGGTATCTCCAATTTACAGTATACACTACGTCCATTAATCCGTCTACATCTACGTAGCATTCCATTGGTCCAAAGACCCATTTAAAATTTGTCATATTTGTTTAGTTTTTGTTTTTATAAAAATGCTAGTGTTCTCCAACCTGATCCATCAGTATACACTTGTATTACTTCATCATCTGTATTGAATATCATTAAACCCGGTTTAGGAGTACCTAATATATTATCTCTTTCTCCTGTTCTCATTCTTGGAGGTAAAAATCCTTGATTAGTTGATTGTATTTCTACTATAGCGCAAGTCGAGGGAGAAATTGTTCCAACACCTAGACTACCTTCGTTATCTACTACTACATTTTGGGCATATCCTAAAACAACATTACCGTCTGCTGAAACTATTGTTTCTGTAGTAGCTGTAAATTCTAAAAAACTATCCGCATATACATCTCCGCCTATTTTTCCATTAACAGATAATTTATGTATTGGAGCAGCAGTATTAATACCTACGTTGCCACTTGAAGTGATACGCATACGTTCAGTGTTGTTTGTATAAAACTGCATAGTTGTATTTTCTCTATTAAGAAAAACAGCGTCTCCTGCATCACCTGTACCAATAATTAAACCGTCACTTGAAGTCGTACCCGTTGTGGCTGAAGTGAATTGCATATAACTATTAGCACCACTTCCGTTACTGTGAATTAAGAAGTTTGGACTTGTCGTTCCAATACCTACGTTGCCCAAACCATTAATAGTAATTCTATCAGCATAAACATAATTTGAACCATCAAAATATCTTGTTTGAAACTTTAAACCACCCGAATATAAATTTACAGATGTATCGTTATATCCATAAATTTTTCCACCAATTGTTGGATCAGATGTACTTAAAAACAATTTTCCGTCAGTAATTGTTAATTTTTCACTTGGCGTTGTCGTTCCAATTCCAACGTTTCCGCCTGAAGTAATACGCATACGTTCTGAATCGTTAACCCCAAAAGTTAAAGGTGTATTTGTTACACTTTTAATCATACCAACACCAGCCGAACTATCCACACTTAAAACC